CCGAACACCCGCGCAATGTTGGCGACAGTGTTTTCCGGGTCTTTTACTGCAAGGAGACCATCAGCAAGCGCAAGCACGTCGTTAGCCGATTTGATAGAGACATCAGACATACCTTCAGCTATGGACGCAATGGTTATTTTCCCGTTCTCGGCTCCGGCGGTGTAGTTAACCGCTACTCTGTTATTGTCGATCGCCCGAGCAAGTCCCGCCGCTGTGTCGCGTGCCTTCACCTTGGTAAGGTTGATGTCTCCCTTCAACACGGCTAACTGTGCGCCTGGGCCTTTTCCCAACCCGGTACTGGGGAGGTTAGAGACACGGGCTGCGTTGTTGATCGAGGCTGCTTGCGCTGTGGCGGCGGTTCGGTTGTTGAACGGCGGGGACTCGAATACCTCTCGTGGCTTTCTTGTCATTTTGATAGACCCTTCAACCGCGTCCTCCGCCTTGTCCAGAGCGAACCCTTGCCGCTGGTAAAACTCGACTAGTTTCTGACGGTTATCCGGTGTCAAATTAAACTCGCGAGGGGTTCGGATGCGCTGTTCTCTGGCAGGAGCGGTAGCCATGACGTCCGGCACATCCAGCCGTATCTCTACATTTGCCTGATCGGCCCGATCCGCAATCTGCTGCATAATCTTTTCACCTTCGACTGAACCGGGAATGTCTGCTGTGACTTGGCTAAGACGAAGGGCTTCTCCTTCAGGAACGATAGTAATCTCGGCGTCCCCCAATTGGATCGGCGTGTCCTTTACTCCACCCGCAAGATCTTCGACGATTTGCTCAGCATTGTCGGCGGCTCCTCGCATCTCGCTTACAAGTTCCTGGACCCTTTCCGGAGTCGAAGGGGTGCGTTCTGGAAGGATCGGCTGGGTTCCCGCAGCGCGGCGGACCCCCTCTGCGTCGTTAATGTTCAGCGTGAAGGTGCCGTCCGGCTTTTCGATAACGGACACCGCTTCGTTCTCCATACCCTTCTTCTGGATCTCTACCGCACGTTCGATGTCGGCTCGGGCGGCCTTCTCTAACGCTGTGGCGGCTTCCCCGGTCACTTCCCCGGTAGCAATACGCCGCATGCCTCGAAAGCCCCTTCCGGCAAGGCCGAAAACCAGGCCGACACCTTCCCCAATGAAGACGCCCTCCAGACCGTTTTTGAAGCGCCCCAATGCGATACCTTCCCCGGGCTCCGTCGCCATAAAATCAGCGATGGGCTGAACGAAATCCGGACCGTATTCCTGAGCCAGCTCTGCCAAACCTTCTTCGTACGGGTTCTGAACGACGAAATCTACAGCAAAGCCCCGGGCGGCCAACTCCGCCGCTCGGGCTGCACCGGTCAGTTTACTTAACCCGGCAGCTACGGCGACAGGACCCGTCGCAAGAAAGGGCGCAACGAATCGTACGCCTTCTTCGACGATGCTGTCTACGATTGTACCACCTTCGCCGTACCATTTCTGCCGTCTCTCGTCTCCGAACGCGAGCGGGTTCTGTGCGTCTTCATCCGCCAGCCACTGCCAATAGTTGCTGTCATCTTCATCCAAACGTACCGCGCCCGCGCTGCGTCCTCCCCGCAGAATCCAACGGGTTAAATCGAAAGCGGCGGTGCTCGTCCCGTCAACGGCCCGTAAGATTCCTCGACTTCCGGCTCTGTCTATCCGACCGAGCAAGCGAAAACCTTCCTCATCCTTAACGAACAGGTTTTTCACGAGACCGCCCGCTCCACCCAAAGCGCGGAGAAGGAGATTTTTCTTGTCCGGGTCCTCCGATTCCCCTACCCGGTCCCAGTCCTGATTCAGAACCGCAAGCGAATCCGCATCATCCTGAGGCGTTGTCGAAGGCGTACTGGCCCCAGGAACGAGAAGTTCGGTTGCGGATTGGTCCCCAGCGTTGGGCGTTTCGGTGTTCTCCGGTTGAGGAGTATCGTTGGGGGTTAACTGATCGGGCAGATCTACCGACACTTCAGTTGTGTCCCCGCCAGGAGCGAGCGCACCAACATCAGGAGCTGTCATTTACCTATCCGGGGTTTGGGAAATAAGTTTGGTCTCTTCGTCAATCAAGAATTGCAAGATGTCTTCCGGAGACATATTTACGCCCCGGTCTCTGAGTCGTCTAAAAGATTCCGGAGACAAATTACGGTTTCGTATTTCGTTACGCATTCGTTCGATCTCGTCCGCAGACAAGGGGGTGGGCTCAACAGGAGCGGCTCCGGGAACTGCCGGTTTCCCTTGAAACTCCAAGATCGCCGCGTCAATAACCTGTGCTCCGACAACGACACCCTCAAGATGCCGTCGTGCGGACGTAATGACTTGCTCCTGTATGAACTCTTGGCGCTCCCCCAGAGTTGCGGACTGGCCTTCCCCCTGCATGTACGCCAACCACTCGTTGGCGAAGTCCTGTTTGGCGAGCGTCTCCCGGTAAGCAACCTCCAATCCCTGTGCGGCGGAAATGTCGATCCTGGAAGAAATGGCAAACAGGCGACCGATTTCCGCCGGGGCGTCCTTCGCGGGTTTGAAGTTCCAATAGACCGACTCCCACTCCTCGTTTTCTCCGTCTGCGCTGTTCACTCTCGTCCGCCGATCAATCTCCGTCCACAGTGCTTTTGCTTCGGTGGGGTCAATCTGTCCTGCCGCAAGTTGGTTTGCAATACTACGGTAACCAACAAAATCCTGGTCCCCGGAGTCGGGCGTGAGATAAACGTTGGCAAGCATATCTCGGTACGTAGTCTCATCTCCCTGCGTATCATCACGAGACAAGAACTGCGCCTTCACGCGGTAGAGGTCGAGGGAGGCCTCGGGGAGCCCTTGATTAACAAGGGCAAGCGCCGCTTCATCTACCGAAACATTTGCTGGGTCGGCGGCGTTAAAGAGTTCGAGAAGCAGGTTCTGGTTCGCCGTCTCGATAATCTCTTTACGCAAACGCTTCTGCTCCGCCTCGTCAGCGCGGTCTTGATTCGCCGATTGAATAGCAATACGGGATTCTGTTTCCCGACGAAGCTGTAAAATTCCTCGAACATTTCCCAGTTTCCCCGTGCCCGCTTGTACGTTGTCCAGAATCTGAAGCAAGCTGGCGTCTCCCGCCCGTAGGGCTGCATCGACAACGGCTTGGGCGGTCAAGCTATTCGCGTCCGTTCCGTCAAACCCGGCAGCCACCAGCATGGATGCTTGTGTGCTGAGCATATCCCCAATCTCGGAGAAATCGCGTTCCGCATTACCGGTCATCCACTCCAGGATATTCCCGGACTGGGCGGCGTAGAGCCCCCTCTTCGTTTGTTCGATGAGATTCCGTCCGGTCTTCGCGCCGAACGACTGCCGGGCGTTGGACACATGTTGTTGAAGTCGCCCCGCAAACGCCCGCTCGACGGCTCCGCCGAACTGGTTCCCAAAGGCGTCCGCAATAAATTCGGACTGGAGTTGCGCTATGCGATCATCGAAGGCTTCCGGATCGGTCGAGCTGGAAAGTTGCCCAGACGCCAATTCGATCTGAAGCTGGAGCCCGAACTGGTCAGCGGCGTTTTGTCCGAATACCTCTTCAGCCCCTAAACGGAAAAAGGGCGACTGGTCTGGGGTGATGCGACCTTCCCGGATAGCGTCTTTGAACGTCTTCCCGCTCTTAGCAAAGTTTCGTCCGAAGGCTTTTCCTTCTTCGCGCCGTTTGGCCCGCTGCTTCTCGGTAAGCTGGTCCCCAAGGTCGGCAACCCCCGCCCCCAGAACGCCAAGCGCACGGGCGAGACGGACACCGCTGGTCGCATTCGGAGCAACGAAAGTGTCGGTCGGTCGAGCCCGGGGCTGGAGACCTTCCCGTTCAAGTTTGCCGATCTGTACCCGGGGGTGCTTAGCCATTCTCTACCTCCAATGTGCCAACACTTCCTTCTGGAATATCACTCCCAAGTTCTGGAGACGAACGCAGGAAGATCTTTCCAAAAGCAGGAAGCACGGTCCCTCCCAGTTTCAGTCCCGTTTCGATTTTCGACGGTCCCTGTGCGCGGTTAACTCGCGCTTGGGCAACGGTCTGAGCGGAGGCTGCTTCCCGCTTGATCTGCTTCAGGGCTAGATCTCTGTTGGTCCGGATGCTTTCTCTTCGCTCCCCGGCTTGTCTTTCCAGATCGCCGAGCAAGAGCGCTACAGACACCCCTGCAACTCCTGCTTCTCCCGCAGCGACAGTAGCCGTTGCGGCAAGCGCACGTCGAGTGCGTCCGGTTTCCCGCACCTTTTGCGCGGCGGCAATCGTTTCCTCGGCTGCTCGATCATCGAGGCCTTGGAGCTGTGCGTCCAGAGCGTCTACCGCACTTTCCCGCTCCATTCCCGCCGCTTGTCTCTCAGCTTGGTCCCCTACCAGCGTGCTGGCGAGTTGAAGCCCCATACCGACACCGGCAATAATGGTCGTGGGTTCACACATCCAATGTTAATCCTTGAGAAAACGTTTGACGAAAGGGTGAAAGAGGGCACCATTCGGCCCATACGGGCGAGGGTCTCCGATTAAGAATCCACACCACTTCAACCATGTGAGGTGGACGGTGTTCTTCGCGTACACAAGGTTACAGAGGGCGTCGTACGGCTCGCCCAGCTTGTTGACCCATAGACGGGACAAGCGGAGAAAACTGCGCCTGTTACGGGGAGCAACGACAGAGTCCAGCCCAATGAGCCAGATGGTGCCGACGCGGAGTTCGATCCCCCCGACGATTGTGGGGGGTGCAACCCCGACCCCAAAGATAGCAATCGGGTTACTCACCCCATGAGCATCACCCCAGTCTTCAACAAGAACATAACACTCGTCAGACACGTCGAATGACATCGGAACAACCAGCTCCGGTACGGAGCCCGTCGCGGCAAAGATTTCTTCCCGGTCCGCTTTACGGAGATCCGGAGCAGAACCAATGAACTCCGCATCCGCCCGTGTGGCCTTGAGAACTTTTAACATGTATCTTATCCCTCCCCTTCTGGGTGCTGTTTAGCGGACAGTCCGAAAATAGTTAGCTTCCCACTTTGCTCTGTGGAAAAACAAACCATAGGGAGACGTGTCCTTGATGGAAAGCGTGGCGTTGGTGTTCGTCTGGAGGATCGGGAAACGGAACGTTCCTTCTTCTCCGCACACCGTTGTGTTCAGTAAGGTGTACGTCCGCACCGGTTGGCCCCCAGCGCGTGCGTCGGTGACCTCGACGAAGAAGGACCGGGTTTCGGAAAACTCCAGATCCATGTAGTGAAGTTTCAGATCCCCATCGTTACGCAGCCTTGTGTTGTCTCTCCGGTGGAACCGGGAGAACGTGTACTCAAACGGGTAGCACACCCCAACACAAAAGGCTGCGCCTGAAAAGTCTCCGGACACGGTAATCTGGTTGATAGCCGGGCGGCTGACAATAGTGACTTCGTTACCTTGCGAATCCACCATGCACACGTCCCCGTCCCCAACAGCGTTTGTGGTGACTTCGAGGAGTTCGATACTGTCCACAAGGCTGCTTTTCGTGATTCTCCCCCCAAAGGCCCCATGTGCGGCGTTGTTAAACGACTCGGTTGCTCCGGGAGTTACAAGCGCAGCGGCGTTGGTGAGGTCGAGGTCAGTCACTACGTTTATTCGGGAAAAGGGATCGCCCGGAATCACTTCCCGGTCTAGCGTCATAAGATCCCCTCGAACATCAATGATAAGGTCTTGCGTGATGTTCGGATCTATCGTAAAGGCATTTTCTCCCGTGTCAAAAAGATCCACAGGAAAACCGTCCTTAAAATGAGTGACAATGACCTGTGCGCCGGTCGTACCACTCCACCGGAACACAACTTCTATGAAGTCCCCGTCATCCATTTCGACCGTATTGTCTTCCGGCATTGCGCGCCGGTTATCACAACGAAAGATACCACCGGTTCTCGCCCCGCTTCCCGCAACATTGGCTTTCCGGACTCGGCACCGCTGTACAAAGTTGTCAAAGGGGCCGGTCACGTCGTTACAAAACCTTCCAGCAACCGAATCGAGAGTTGCGTTAGAAAGGTGTATGACCCCACCACCAAAAGAGTTAAGATTGTGTGGAAAAACTGGGCTAGCCGGAGCAATACCAGTGCCTGAGCCGTTGTCCCATTGTCCCGGCCAAGCGGGAGTTCCTGTAGGTGTAATAAACGGAAGCTGCGTACTCGCCACACCGTCCCACGTTTCTTGCAGCACCGTCGTCAAACCGCTAAAGCGTACGGCATATGGGAGCGTGATCGTTGTCTCGTTCGGACCCGCCGCATACGAGGAAGAGACTCCCGGTGTCTGGTCCGTTATCTTCCGGTCGAGGAACAGGTCACAAGGGAAAGCCGCCTCCTCAGCTTCCACAGCAATGGGCATCGTCACAAACGTCACCATGTCGTGGTGGCGAAGGAGGACCCCAAGAGAATCTTCGATAATATCAAAAGCCAGAACTTCGTTGTCTGTGCCCATTTCCCACCGCTGCCACGCCCCTTGGCGTCTTGATCCGTCGTCGTCGAACAGGTAGTTGTACACGAAAAGGTGGGTACGGTCCCCGTCCGCCTGTGCTACCAAGAAGTTGTGCTTGTCCGACCCTGAAATGCGCAGGGGAGCCCCAGGCAGAAACTTCGACGCATGGAGGAGGATACTCCTCGCATCGTCCTTGTCGGTAGCATCAGGAGACGGGAACCACTCTCGCACATCCGTGTAATTACCGTTCTGGTGGGTGAAGTAGACCCGTTTGTTTGCAAAGTAGGGACGAACCCTCGGAGAACTCTTGAACGCCCCGACAGGGTCCAGCCGCGCCGTCTTGGGCGTCAACAGAGGATCACCCTGGAGGAAGAACTGGTTCTGGTCCGAGAAAACCATCAGTTGACGATTCCAGAATGCCACCCCGTGCATCGTCGAGACCTCAGCCGTGTTCGCTTGTATGTCAATCGGGTCCGAGTCCACCAGATCCGTTACACTATCCCGGAAGAAATTGAAGATGTCCCCCGACTGTGTCAGAATGACGTTCTCCCCAGAGGTAAACCCGAGACGGTTCTTGTAGAAGAACACTTCGAGAATGGGCTTCCCGGTGAACGAAGGGAAGGGGTTTGTGACAAGATCGCCGACGCGCCGGTCACACCACAGGGCCTGGCGGAAGACGAACGTGATCCCGCCCGAGGGGATAACCCGAACCAGGTCGTCCACTTGGTACAGGTTATCTGACCCTCCGGCAAGGGGGGCCGAAATGATCGTGCGGTCCGTGTTGCTGGAGATAACGGCGCTGGAGAGATCGGTAATATTCTCCGCCGTTTGTCCGACCAACTCCGCAGCCAAGACGCCAAGCCCTGCGGTGATAAGCATGGTCGCTGCACTGTAGTTGGACGCCACAAGGACCGTCGGAGGAGGAGCGGCATCGACAATCAGGACCGTCCCATCGAGCTGATCCGTCGCAGTGATCCCGGCGATGGCCGCCGTAGTGATGTCCGCAGCTACCAGTCCCGCCAGAGCAATTGGAGCGACATCCCCACTGGGGAGAGTCGTCACAACCGGAGTACCGTTCACCGTAGTGGTGATAATCATCGTCTCCGGATACAGGGGTTGACTCTCAAAGTGAACGAGAATATCCACCGTCGTTGGGGTATAGTCCACGGTTTTCATTGTGAAGAACGCGAAGTTCAGCCCAGGACCTGGAGCAATCGCGTACACCAGACGTGCCCGCAAATCGAAGTTGGTGTCTCCGAGTGCCGTGGTGAATACGAGCGTTTCGTTAGTGATACTTCCGTCCGCCTGGACGTAGTTTCGTTGGGCCATTTGCGCCCAGTTGGTTGATCCGGGGGCATCATTGATCTCGATGATGATTGAGACATCGTTGATACCATCGATTCCCGTTACGTCTACATCGTACGTGACCGTATATTCTGTGGAAAGGGGGACCGCCGTATCCAGGTTGGAAAACGCTTCGTCTGTTGGGGTGGTTATGAGACGGCTGTTGTTCTCCGCCCCGTTGAGTGCCGTGGCCCACCCCTCTTGCTGAGGAGCCCCGCTGGACGCTTGTGTAAGGAACGGCTCCGTGAACCCGAGGACTGCTTGCGGATCAACGATGGTCCCGTTACGTACCAATTCGTGGGGCATTGTGGCCGGATCAAGTGATAATTGCTCGTTGGGCTTCGTGGTTTCCTCCCAGATACCCTGCTGGTCAAGAGCCCCCACGTCGTTGAACTGTACCCAAAAATTGTCGAAGTTCGTGACCCTGTCCCCGGTAATTTCAATGACCGTGCCGTTCGGAGCGTTCGGGGGGAGGTTTTCGAACGTCTGGGTCTTCCCCTTGATGGAGATAAGACCCTCTCCGCCAAGACCGTCCTCGGCCTCGATGGTGAAGTCCGCGCCGTTGGTCCGCACGATGTGGAGAGTCGAACCGAACTGGGTGACCGTGAACAGAGGCCCCAGGGTTCCGTTTAGGTCGATGAGCGCCTTGATGGAGTTGGCAATGAACGTGGTGTTCAGTTCGTCCAGATCTCCCGGGTCCGCAACAGGAGGGGTTTGGTGATCGATGTTGACCCCGTTGATGGTGACCCGGAACGACGTGTCAAACTCTGCGTCTCGGACAAACACCAGCGCCTCAAACGTCTGCGCGGCGGACACCGTACCGGCCCGGGCGGTGGTCGTCTGCTTGTTGGTGATGATTGTTCTATCTCCGATGGTCGCCGCCCGGAAATCCAGGTCAGGAGTCGAAGACGTGAGGTAAGTTTTCCCGTCAGGAAACAGGACAGGAACTTCGGACCCGTCGAGGTTGTACACCTTGAGGTCCCCGTTAAAAATGGCGACCCGGTACCGCTCGCTGAGATCCCGCGCCACGGTGTGCATGAAGGCGCTGTTGAAATCACTGAGGTTCGTCGTCGCGATAATCGCTTCGTGGTCTGTCCCCGGACGCTTGCCGAGGCCCTTCTTCCCCCATGCCATTGTATTGATCTGCTCTTGGGACTGCGTCGGGAGACGAAGGTACGTCGGCTGTTGGGAGACACCCTGGAGCATGTTGTCAATCGTTGCGCTGAAGGGCGGCATTATATGATGATCCTGTTCCGGTAGCGGTTCCCGACGATCTCAAAAGCCGTGCGGTTTGCTAAAGCGTTGCGCGGACGTGCAACAGACTCGTTCTTCCGCAACACTCTCCAGGACTCCCGGACATCATCGTTCGTGAAAGATACCTGTGTCGCGTCTCCTTGTACAGACTGGGCAAACTCCCGGGCCGCAACGAGCGCGATGAACTGACGGGCCGATTCCGGCATGTATTCGAAATCGACGGTCTTGATAAGGGTGATGAAAATTTGCGGACGAAGGAGGGGGTCGAAAACGCGAGTGTTACGGAGTCGGTCGTAAAACCTGAGCGTATCGGTCTGGGGTTCTCGGTCTATCGTAATGTCTAGGAGATTGGTTTGGGGTAACGTCCCGTCTGCTGCTTTCTGGGACCGGGGTCCGAACTGATCGGCCCGGTGTGTTACCTCGAACGCCAGCATGTCGGCAGGAACGGTAAAACCGTCTTCGACTGGCGTGGTACCCACTTGGGAAGTGGGGATACGAAATTGAAACTCTGTGTTGAACTTCCACCCCCGGGTGAGAATGCGACGCATCACGAGTTTGAGGATGTCAACAGCCTTCGCGACATCTTCAACGAGGGGAGCAGCAACATCAAGGTCCGTAATGGACGCTTCTCCGACGGTAGACAACAGGGTGTTGACCGCGTCGAGTTCCGTGGTGGGAACAAGGCCTTCAAATTGGGGCACGATGGTTTCTCCTCGCAAGGTGAACGAGGGAGCCCCCGTAGAGGCTCCCCCAAAGTGCTACAACACAGCCCACAAACTTAGGCCGTGCGGATTTCCACCGCGCTCTCCGGGCGGAGAATGCCGTGACCCATCGCGTACTTGGACACGATGAGGGTCCCTTGACGCCGGATGTCATACTCCATCTCGGTCGCAAGGTCCAGGAGCTTCACCGTTCCAACCGCAGAGCGGTGGGTCACCTGCGCTACGGTGTTGGAGAAGTCGCCCTGGTAGGCAGGCGGACCCGCCACGACGTTCGTGCTCGGCATCTGGTTCGTGGTACGAATCCGAAGACCCGCAACGCGAACGAGAGTACCCTGAGACACAGAACCAACTCCATCGAAGTCCTTGTTGATGACATCGAGCCCGGAGTTGATGAGGGGCCAGTACTGCGCGGGACGCAAATAGGCAACTCGATCCTCGGACGGAACATCCTTCTCGTCCAGCGCCTGTGCGGAGTTGAACAACTCGGCGGCCAATGCGGAGGGCGTTGCAGCCGCTGCGGCATTGATGAGTTCCGTCCCGCCAAAGCCACCCGTGACGGTCGCGGTTGCCCGCGCTGCCAGTGAGGAGACCTGAGCGATGTTACTGTCCATCTGGCGAGCGAGAGCCCGGCCAGTTTGGCGCGAGTACTCTCCGCGATAATCGACGTGGTTCTTAGCCTCGTCGAGCGCGTCCAGGAAAACAGGTGAAATGAGCAAGTCATCGATGAGGATGATTCGTTCATTGTGGTTGATGACGTTCCCAAGGATCTCAGCTCCCGGGACGTGAAATGCAGCGGTAGTCTTCCAACTCGCAGGGAACTGCGCGGATTTACCAGAAGCAATCGTCCGGGTGATCTGATTCTCATTGTAGATCGTCGCGGTGGCAAAGGCGTTGATAACCTCGCCAGACCAGACTTTCAGAAACAGTGCATCGGTAACACCAGCACCGTTAATCTGTCCGGTTCTTGAAGGTACGCTAGAAGCCATTACCTTCACATCCTTTCGGAAAGAGAAAACGCGATCCTAAACAACAGACCTCGGACAACTCTCAACACGTCCCCAGGTTGTGGCACGCATGCCGCCAAGCTAGTCTGTGAGCGTCTTTGGTGAGCCCCTCTAAAGAGAGGCGACTCAGTCCAATTTTCCAATTTCCAGAAAGGAGAAAAAACCCCCTGCGTCATGCAGCGGCCTAAGCCTGTGAGTGCTGTAGAGGACGTTCAGGGGAACGTTACGAATCAGGCCACGGGCCATTCCGGTAT